AAACTCAACTTTTTTATTTTTTGCTTTTACTTGTGGTGTTCTTGGCTTTGCTATTGTTGTTTTTGGGGTTGGAGTTGGAGTTGATGTTTTTGGTTTTGAAAATTTATAAAAACGAAATGGTTTCTTTGTTGTCATCATATCTTGTTTCATACTTTCCACTAATTCTTTATCTGATATTTTTTTAGATGTATCACTATCAATAACATTACGATTTCCAAAATATTCATTTAAATCAATATCTGAATCACTAAATTGTTCTTCATTTTCATCTCCATCTCCATCTCCATCTTCATCTCCATCTTCATCTCCATCTTCATCTTCATCTTCATCTTCATCTTCATCTTCTGTACTATCATCAATCATGTTAATTATATCATCATTATCTTTTTCAAGATCTACATTTTCATCATCTAATTTTTCTTTTTCTTCTTCATTTTCTTCTTCTTTTTTAACTGCTTTTTGTTTTTCTTTGCTTGATTTTGATGCTGATTTATTTTGTAATTTAAATCGACGATCAATAAAATAACAATTAGTCAAATAAGCATCTGATAAATCGTCTTTTTTATTGTGTGAATTAAAGAATTTAAACCATTTTTCATTCTTTTTAATCATTTCAATTGTATAAAGAATAGCAACTTTCTTATTAATTTGATATTGACCACTTAAATGAGATAAGGTACCTATAATTTTGTTATCAACATCGTCAAATGCTTCTAATTTTTTACTGGCTGAAAAGAAATGAATATCTTTGACTTTATCTTTTAAAATTCCATTCATTATAAAATACCCATATAATAGGATCTGTATAGTCTTCATTGTTGGATTCTTTAAAACAGGTTGATTTTCAATTATAATTTCATCAACATCCAAAAGCACATCTTGTAGTTTATCTAGATGTTGATATAATCTTTTTGCCAACATTAGAACCGACATCGTTTTAACAAGTTTCTTTTTATTTTTTTGTACTTCATATGTTTCAAAAGGAGTCTTGTTTTGTACTACTTTGAGATGTTGATTACAATAAGAAGTATTAAGATTATCCTTTCTAGATATAATACCTATTTTAGTACATCTTTTTGTTTCATTATTCTTTTTATTAGTAATTTCATAAGAACAAATTAATTTTTCATTCAAATCTAGAAATCGACATGGTTTATATTTAATCATCATTCGATGCATTTTACATAAACCCTTTTCAGGTTTATCTTGAAATAAATAAGCAACATTAGTTGTACATTTTTTACCATTTTGATTACTTTCTGCACATTTATGTGCTTCTTTTTCAATTTCATCAATATCATTCATTAAATTTACAACACCCCAATCAATAATTGTTTTATTTTTAGTATCAATATCATAATCTATTACAGAATATGCTAAATTTTTAATACCTACATCCCATGCTAAGAATTTCATTTTATATATTTTAATAATTAACTGAATATTTTTTATATCTTATTGATGTAAAAAAAATCTCATTTTTATAATAAATAAATGCCTAAAAAACAAATCAAATCACATAAATCAAAAACAGTCAACCGTAAAAAGACTAATAAAAAAATCAAAAGCCCTAAAATAAATATTAAAACAACCACACCTAAACCAACCATTTTATATTCAAAAAATCCAGTTACCGGTGAAGAAACTGTAGCGACTGCAACGACTATGAATAATCAAGGTGTTCACTCTTTTGCAATTTCTGTTGAAAAAAATATGCCACCTTCATATCATATAGAAAATAACGGTACTGAAACTTTTACAATGAGTCAAAAAAGATCTTTAGTTGTTCAAAGTTACAAAGATATGGGTGAAGATCGTGTTAAAGTTAAAGTAAGAACTGCTAGAAAACACTCGCGTAAATAGCTAATATTTGATCGTAATTGTCTTAGTGTTTTTATTTGTACATTTATTAATACTCCATATAAGACCAAATGGAATTGCACAAAGTATATCAAGAGTTAATGAACAAGGAAAGCACATCCAACAGCAACTACTACATCCAGTGTTTCCATCCTTATTACCTGACATAAAACTACCAGACTCGCAACCATGCATCATTTCATTATGTGTTGCATTGGTAATCATAAAGGGATAAACATCACATTTAGAAGTTTTATTGACTGACATTTCTTTTGGAAATTAAAAAGATATCTATTAAATATCTAATTTGTTTTTTTTAAAGTTTAAAAATATCAATTTTATGAATATTTCAAATAATCAAAAATTATAAAATATGTAAATTATTAGACTTGTTTAGTACCACCATTATAAACATATCCATGACCATCATTGATCATCTTTTGATTAACAGAAACAGTGTCTTCTTTTGTTTGAAAAAGAGTACCTAATACTCTTCCATATTTATCAAACCCATCAAATTGAAGCCATGTAATACCAGTTAAATAATTTTTAAGAGCATCTTTTGATAGGACCGCTTTCTTTTTTATTTCATCCCGATTAGAAAGAGTCATTGATGGTTTCATTTCAGGTGAATCATAACCATTCATACGAACGGTAATTTTACCAACAATTCCACGCCATTCAACAGCCATCTTGCATGTATCTCCATCGTAATTTGCCAAAAGTTTAACAGGCATTAAATCTTTACCCATATCAAAAATGTCAATTGTGTTTTCAAGTGTACAATCTGTGAGTTTATCCATTTTATTATATACAATATAATAAGATATTCTTATCTTGAAAAGTCAAAAATTAATTTATAATCTAAAAGTATTGCATAAGAGCATCCGCATTATTAGGGAAAGGATCAATTGTAATGTTATAGTGATGTTCAATTGCTTTTAGTTTAGGAGTATCATATGGAGTATTAAAGTTAATAGCAACACCTTTACGACCATAACGACCACTGCGACCAATACGATGAAGGTAACTATCCACTGATTTTGGAATATCATAATTGATTACAATTGAAATTTGTTGAACATCAATACCACGTGAAAGAAGATCAGTTGATACAAGAACACGCGTACGTCCTGATTTGAATTCTTTCATTTTTTCTTCACGCTCAAGGGGTGTCATGCTACCATGAATTGAAGAAACGCTAAAGTTAGTATTACTGAGTTTTTCGCTAAGTTCTTCTACCATTTTACGTGAATTGCAATAAATTACTGATTGTGATAGTGAAAGAACATCATAAAGATCACAAAGAATATCAAATTTATATTCATTACGATCAATATCGATAACATATTGTTTAATACCATTAAGACTTAATTTCTCTGGTTCTACAAGAATTTGAACTGGATTACGCATGAATTTTTCAGTCAGTTCAAAAAATTCACGTGGCATCGTGGCACTAAAAAGTGCTACTTGAGTATTATTAGGAAGAAATTGAAAAATGGATCTGATTTGGTCAAAGAATCCAAATTTAGGATCTTGTGTTTCATCTTTAGGTTGATGAGTTTTTTTGATCATCTCATCTGCTTCATCAATTACAAGAAGACGGATGTTATTGGTACGAAGTCCTTTACGACGAATCATATCATAAATACGACCTGGTGTTCCAACTACAATATGGGGACGTGTTTTAAGAAGTTCAATATTATCCTTTACAGGGATACCACTTACGGCAAGACAGATTGAAATATTCATGTATTTACCAAGATTTGAGATAACAGATTCAACTTGTGCGGCTAATTCACGTGTATTGGCAAGAATAATTGCTTGTGTCTCCTTAAGTTTATGATCAATAACTTGTAAAGTACCAATCGAATATGTACCTGTCTTTCCCATACCTGATTGTGCTTGACCAATCACATCATGTCCTTCTACAATTGGTTTAATACCACGACATTGAATTTCACTGGGACGTTCAAAGCCATAACTATAAATACCACGGGTTAATTCATCTTTTAAATTCATTTCATCAAAATTATTATAAATTGTTACTTCTGATTGATTATTTTCGCTCATTTTATATATTTAATTATATAATTAAATAAATAGATAAATCTTATACCGCTTTTTCAAAAACTTTAAAAATAAAAGAAATATTTTAATCTATTTTTTTTGAGGAATATCCATCTTTAAAATAGGTAAATTTGCTTGATTACCAGGAATAGTTATTTCATTAATTTTCTTTTCGTCTTTTTTAGGTTCTACTTTAGGTTCTACTTTCTTTTCTTCTTTTTTATGTTCTACTTTAGGTTCTACTTTCTTTTCTTCCTTTTTATGTTCTACTTTAGGTTCCACTTTTGGTTCCATTTTTTTTATTTCAATGTGTTTTTTATTTGAACCTTTATGATTAGATGGTTTTTTATTTGAATATTTTTTCATAGATAAACGTTTAACAGCAGGATTTTCCTTTAATGGTTTCATTGGTTGTGGGTCGTTAAATTTAACAGTAGGCATTGTACGTGGGTCAAATTTAATATCATCTACCATACGAGGTTCCCCTAATTTATGAGCAGGTGCTAAATCAAGTGTACTACGCATATGCATAATTGCTTGATCAAATAAATCACCGAGTTTAACATAATCAATATGATATTTATTATGAGGTAAATTTGAAGGATTAGTTGATTTACCATCTGATGTTACAATAACAATTGTTGGCTTTTTCTGAACATCATTAATTAAAACTTGCTTAATTAATAATCTTTCATTTGAATTGTAATGGTTAGCCAACAAATATATAACTTGTTGTATTAAATGATTTTTAATAATATCTTCTGGTTGTGCAAAAGGTTGAAGTTTATTATAATTTGATAATAATAAGGATTGTTCATTTATTTTTTTTTTATCTTTAAATTCACCAAATACAATTTCAAATGAACGTCTGAATGAATCAAATCCTTCAAACATTTGATCTAATCTAATAAGATTGTCCATATGAGTATAATATTTTGAATAAAAATCATTAGTTGCATTTGAATACTTCTTTAAAGAACTTATTAAATTCTTTTCAGATGCCATACAATGTTTCATAATATAAAAATATTCAGGATATTTTTCTTTTAATTTTTGGTGTCTTGTGCGACCAAAAGCACCTCCATTTTGTACGGTTTGTGACATTTATTATTAAATACGAAAAAAAATGAAAAATGGGTTTTTTGAGATAATATTTTCACGTTAAAATTGATTTTTAATAAACATCATTATGATTATTGAATCAGAAATTACACTTACATTATTCTGGTTTTTTAAAATGGCCAACATTCAACAACTCATCAATCGTGATTTCCCAGAGGGAAGTGAGATGGTCTTTGATCAAAACAAAGACGCATCTAGAATTATTTTCACTGTGTGTGATATGTTTATGAATTTTGATGATTTCGGAACTAATTATACCCAATCAAATGGGTGCGAGACATATTTACTTGACACATGTAGTTTTCTCAAAAAAAAGAATTCTGATTTTCACAAACATAATACATATATTGTAACATGTGGCGTTTTCCTTGAAATAATTCAAGGGTGTACTCACACAACAATCGATAATGGTATTTTTGTAAAAGATCTTCAGAAATTATTGGATTTGAAAAACTATCTCGGTGATAATCTTGTGTTTCTATCTCTTGGTCGTAAGAGACGAGCATATTGGGTTGGACATGAACCTAGTAAGTCATGTCGTCCTTGCTCAAATACACATACTCCTCATCATCGGATTCTTCGTGATATCGACACTGAATTACATCGTCTATCAATCTTCATGAATTGTAAGATTGACACATGTGATTATATTCTTCAATGTCGTTACAAAAAACATCGTACTTTATTCACAAATGATCGCAAGTAAATTAGTCATATAATTGACTTCACAAACATAAATTTTTTTATATAAAATTGAAAAATTATATAAAACATTATATAATAATGTTATTTACATTAGAATGAGTAAATTAGATCAAATTATACAACTAGTATCAAATTGGGATAAAGATTCACGTCTTTCATGGGATGAATACTTTATTGCAACTGCTTTTCTCATTGCATCACGTTCACCGGATCAAAGACTTAAGGTTGGTTGTGTGCTTGTTAAAAATAATCATATTATTAGTGTTGGATACAATGGATTTTTACCCAAAATAGAACATAAAAGTTATATGGAAAATGGACATGAACAAGCAACTGTACATGCTGAACAAAATTCAATTAGTGATTGTGCTAAAAGAGGTGTTGCTACAAATGGTGCAATTGCATATATTACACATTATCCTTGCATAAATTGTTTTAAGATACTTTCTTCATCTGGTATTAGTAAAATTCTATATCGTGATAATTATCGAAACCATGATTTAGTTAAATTATTGGCAGAACAAGCACATATTGAAATTATACAACTTATTTAACATAAAAAAAAACCATTATAATATATAAAATATATAAAATATATAAAATAAATATGTCAATTGAATCAATTAATTCTATGGTTGATAAGTTTGAAGGAATGGATACCGGAGACATTTTACTAATGGGAAATCAATCATATTGGTTTTCTAAACTTATTGAATTTTATACTGGTAGTAAATGGTCACATGTTGGAATAATATTGAAAGATCCTGTTTGGATAGACCAATCAATGACCGGATTTTATTTATGGCAATCTGGTAGTGAAAATTTTGTTGATACAGAAGATCATAAAAATTTATTTGGTGTTAGAATAGATAAATTAGAAAACATTCTAGATACATATGATGGTTATATTGGATGGCGACATCTAAAATTAAAAAACCAAATTCCAGATCTGGAAGATAAATTAAAAAATATACATAGTATTGTTCATGATAAAAAATATGATATTCATATGCTAGATTTTATTAAAGCAAGAGAATATATTAAAGAAACAACATGTATGTTTTTATCTTCAATCTTTAATTATCGTAGAACTGATGTTTTCTTTTGTAGTGCACTCGTAGGATTTATATATCAACATTTAGGTCTTTTACCAGAAGATACTGAATGGTCTAGATGCGAACCTAAAACATTTTCATCAGAAAATACAAAATTAAAACTAGAAATGGATGCAGAATTAGACGATGAAGTTTATATTAAATAGATTTATAATTACCACTTAAATAATTAGCAGATTCTTTAATTAGATTAAATGAATGTGTTATATAATTTTTTAAACTAGTTTGTAAAGGTGATACACCTTCAACATTAGATGATTTTATTTTTTGTTCATTTTTAATATCTATATTTATTGGTTTACTAGAAATTATAATAAAACTATCATCACCGTTGTATAATGGATTTTTTTTTTCAATTAAAACTGATGTTTCATGTTGTTCATCATCTAATTCACTAAAACTTTTCTTTTTAATATCTGAAGAATTTATCAAATGAAAATTATTATCACTTCCTGAATCAATATCTATATCAAACATAGTAGAACTTTCAGATGTGTTTCTGGTACGATTATTAAATTTTTTTTTAACTAATTTAGGACTATTATTACTACGAATACTTTTTAATTCTTTCAATTCATTAATCTGATTAATAATAAGATCTAATTTCTTAGACAATACATCATCATCTACTTCTTCGATTTCTTCTCCTTCTTCTTCTTCCATTTCTACATCCATTTCTACTTCTTTTTCATTTTTTTCTTCACAACTCATAAATAAATCTTCATCTTTTATAATATCATTCTTTTCTTTAATATTAGATGATGGTGATTTTGTAATACTTTTTTTAAATTCTTGTAAAGAATTATGTAACTGACTTAATTCAGATTTTGACTGTATTGAATGTATTGATATTGGTGTATTATTTACAGATTCATGGTATTGTGTTGAATTTAATTCAAATTTTAATTTATCTAATTTATTATTTTTTATCTTATTGGGAGTATTATATTTTATATTTCTACTTTGTTGATCATCCATAATAATCTTATCAGCCATCTCAAGAATTTGATTATCATTAATCATTTTAATTCTTTCTTGTTCTTCAATTTCATTAATTAAAAACCAATCATGTCTAAAAAATTCATTCCATTCAATCCTTTTACTAGGTTCTTTAATTAATAGTTTACTTAATATATCACGACATTCATTGCTTACAATAATATTGATAGGTAATTTATAATCTGATTCTTTCATTAATTGTGGTAAATGATATAATGATTTTGGATAAATAGGTAATTTTCCACATAACATTTCATATAAAATAATACCAACAGACCATAAATCGGCTTTTGTTGTATAACTTCGATCAATATTTTTAATATTTTTAATATTCGTTTTATTCGTCATTGGTACTACAATTTCAGGTGCCATATATAAAGGACTTCCACATAAAGTATTAAATTGTTGATCACCTTGAAAACTTTTTGCTAACCCAAAATCTGCTATCTTTACAATGTTACCATGAAACATCAATATATTTTGAGGCTTCAAATCACGATGTACAATATTTTTTGATAATAAATACTTTAAACCTTTTGCAATCTGTCTCATAAAAAATTTACCATAAATTTCACCAACTATATTTTCTTTTTTCATATGATCTGATAAATTACCTATTGGAGCATATTCCATAATAATATTAACATTATCAAAATCTTTTTCATAAATTACATCATACATCATAACAATATTAGGGTGTTTTAATTCTTTCATAATTTCAATTTCTTTAGTGATAATTGGTGAAATTTTGTGGATATCTTTAACATGTATTCTTTTGATTGCGACTTCTAATCCAATATCCTTTTCAATCCCATGATATATTGTTGCAAAAGATCCAATTCCTATTTTTTTTTTATTTACATGATAATTTCCAATTGTAAAACAATCATGAGCCTTTAAAAAGGTCTGAATAGTAGTTGATGCTTTTAAATCAGTGTCTCTATTCACCCCTATTTCCATTATTCATCTTAATTTAATAATAGCACTTTTTATTATTTTGATTTTTAATTTGTATAAATAATCATTTTAATACCAGTAAGATGATTTGATAAATCAGGTAATTTAATTTTATCATTTTCATCATTTCCAGAAATAATATTACATAATCTAGGATGTTCTTTTTTATCAATTAATTGACCATTACATTCTAGCCAACCTACAGGTATATTTTTACCATAAAACATAACAATAGTTCCAGTAGGGACTTGATTTGCCACCCAACCCATATTTCCATTATCATTTATAACACCTAGAACATGATCTTTTATAGGTTCACTAGATGGTAATGTTAAACAATAATCTTTATTTTCACCACTTGAAGATTTAATAGTAATAATTTGTGGTTTATCAAAATCTTCATTCGAAAAACTTAATTGTGATAAATTTATTGATTCTAGTTCTGCTTTTAATGTTACATCTGTTACTACAACATCATCACCCCAAATTAAATTATCTTGATAATTATGTAATTTCTTCATATTCATCTCAGAAACATTGCCAGTAATATCAATTAAATTAATATTTCTAGCAACAGTTAAATCTCCTTCATTAGTTATTGTTATTAATTTATTAAAAACAATATCCTGGTTACCCTTTGATGATGAATTTATTAATAAAGGTTGATTTTGTTGTCCATCTAGACTAGTTACTTTACATGTATTAACTACCAGGTTATTGAATTGTTGATTTTGTTTTGTAGTAGATCTTATAACACCATAATGTCCAGTAAATTGTGTTTTTTCAACATCATCGTCATCATCATTATCATCATTATCATTGTATTCAACACTTGATTCTGTTTCTATATTTTGATTATTAAAATTAAAATTAAAATTAAAGTCCCTTTCTAGATATAAAGACATAAGCACTCTTTTTTTATAGTTAAATAAAATCTAAATTTATACTAAATAATAATAAATAATTAAAGTAAATCATGGAAGCAACATATAGACAATTAGAAATTAATACACGTGGAGAGAGAGTCGATCAGTTTTTGACTTTAAGTCCTGAAATATCATTTTTTAAACAAGATAGTAAAAGATACTATCCATTTGCTAGAAATACAAGAGCATTAAATTTTGAAACTGTACCTAATTTTGGTATTATGTCAACAGTTAAACTTAGTCGGTATGGTGATTTAGTTGGATCAATATCATTAGAATTAGACTTACCAGAATTAACTGGAACTGATACAATTGGTTATTGTAATAATGTAGGTCATGCAATCATTGATTGGGTTGAAATAGAAATTGGTGGTAATCAAATTGTTAGATTATATGGAGAATGGTTACATATTAATCGTGAAATTAGTAATAAATATGATCAAAAAATTACTCATCGTGAATTAACACAATATTATGATAATATTACACCAGGTACTTTTAATGGAGGTAAAGTTATTATTCCAATTCCGTTTTGGTTCACAGAACCATCTGGTATGTTTTTACCACATTCAGCCATTTGTCGGCATGATATTATTATAAGATTTAAATTTCATCCTCTTTCTAGATTATGGATTTCGGATGATAATAACCCACCAATTGGAAATTATAATATTACAAATGCTTCACTTTTAGTAGATTATTATGTTCTAGATAACCATCAAAAGAAAATGTTTGCACCTACATATGGTGATAAAGAAGGATCTAGTGAGGTTACTTTATATCCACCTAAACTAATTTATAAAATTCAACAAGTACAACAATTAACAGTTTCCATTCCTGCTAAACAAACATCATATAAAGTTGATCTAGGATCTATAAATTTTTCAGTTGGATATCTAGTTTGGGTATTGAGAAGAAATGATGTTAAGACTAATAATGACTGGTTTAATTTTTCAAATGTGTTAGGTGGAAATGCATCTGATCCATTAGTCTCTGCAAAAATCCAAGTTGCAGAAAAAGATCGAACAGATGTTTTATCTGCTAGAAATCTTAGATTACTAGAACCATATAAGACATTCGGTAATGCTTCGGAAGATTATATTTACTGTTATTTCTTCAATCTTTATCCAAATAATAAAGTTCAACCATCTGGAAGTGCAAATTTTACATTCTTAAATGATATGACACTAGAATTAAATTTAATTAGAGGATTACCAGAAATGGATTTTATTTTATATGCAGTCAATTATAATGTTCTAAATGTCGACAAAGGTCAATGTTGGTTACAATACCTTTTAAGCAACTAATTATTAAACTTTTATTTATGATCTTTGTTTTTTTCTGTTAAATATAGTAATAAACCTTATTACTGTAAAATGAAATCGAAATCAAAATCAAAAGTTAGTGTCAAAAACCAAAAAGGAGGTGATGGCTCATGTCCACCTGGAGTTTTTTGTCTTGATTATATTCACATTATTATGGCAGTTGCATTAGTTGTTTTAATTATTGTTCTTTACATTAAAACATCATCCTCTGAACCTAGAAATTATATAGATGAGGATGGTCAAGAACAAGTTACTCCACAACCAACACCATTATTGAAACCATTTTATTACTTGGCTGATTTCATATATCCAGGTTATTATGATTATCATTACCCAAGATATTATAATAATGATTATAGAGACAGAAGACATTATCAACATCCACCACCACCTCCACCACCACCCTCCCATAATCCACCACATCCACCACATCCTCCAAGAGCCCCATTACCACCACATAGACCACCTGCCCCACCGGCTCCACCTTCACT